GAACTGTGCGCGAACCGTTCGGGAACTTCTTCGGCAAGGCTCGCGTCCTGTGCGGGCATTAAATTCAGCGTCGCCTGCCCGCTTGCAGCCATGGCAGCCGCTTCGGCCAGCTTGCGTGCCGCTTCACGTTTCTTGGCGGCCGCCTTACCGCCAGCGCTGCTGGCCTCCAGTCCATCGTGGTATTCCTGAATGCTGTGGCGGCACGATTCGTTGAACCAGCCGGCGTCCGTCAAAACGAAGAAGTCAGCGAGTACCTGGCGCGCCGCTTCCACCTCCTCTGCTGAGACGACACACAGCAGCCGGAACAGTTGCTTCTCGTTCGCGATTAGCGGGCCTTCCTGCTGGAAATACATGTCCCGCATGTCGCGGTAGATGCTTCGCTCTAACCTGGTGCAGTGACGCGTCACGTTGTTGAAGTCGCCGATGTGATGCGGGTAGTAGTTCATTTTCCGAGCGCCCTAGCTACTGCTCGTGACACTTAGGACGCAGCCTGGATCAGCCCAGGCGCGTTCATACCGCGCGTGCGAGGAATATCCCCGAGCGCACGCAGGTCGGCTACAGGAATGCCGAAGGTTTCGTGCATGTTCAGCAGCATGCCGTCGCCGAGTGGCAGACGGCGGTTGCGGATCTTGCTGATCACCGGCGGCGCCACCTGGAGCTTGCGCGCCAGAGCGGCGTCGTTCTTCAAGCCGCTGTGCGCGATAAGCTGGTTCAGCAGGAAGCCAGGGCTGGCCTGTTCGTTTGCATGGGACATAGAATCTCCGAGGTGAATTTAGGCCTTGTCGGCCGGGACTTTGCAGTAGACGCGGAACATCGTTCCCATCAGTTCCTTCATCGTCTTGTGCATGTTGTTTTCGATGCGCTCCAAGGCGGCGCGCTCGCGCTTATCGATCTCGCCGTCGGCCACAGCGGCGGCATAGGTTTTGGAGAGATCGCCGATCTCTGCGTACAGCTCGTGAAACTTGGCCATCAGGTCGATTCCATCAAGCGGGCCTGCCTCTGGCAACTCGACGAATACCCCGCCGGAAGCCGTGGCCACCGCTTCGGCGAAGTGCGTGGTGCCTGAATACGCCTGGATCATCATGGCGGTATCGACACGCATGCCGTGGCCGTTCAGCTCGTACACGCGCGCTTCCAGCGATGAGCGCTTCATGCCCAGCGTGGCGGCCGTGCCGTTCCAGCCGTGGACGGTGATCATTTCTTGATACGGTTTGGTGAAATCGCTCACAGGTATACCCTTCTCTTCCTTACGTTGTTAACTCTTCGGCATGCGCCTATGATTGCCACATCAACAAAATTTCTAAAAAGCAGTGCTACTTATAAAATGCGCTACTATTTACGCTCCAAAATGTTTTCAAAGGAAACGAAATGTCTTACGTCCCTACCTCAGCACGCGACCATGCTTTCGAGTTAATCAAGACAGCGATTGCAAGCAATGCAATAAAGCTGATCGGCAATGCTGGTTCCACAGATGATTCAGAGATGTTTGCGGCTGCCGACGCCAAGTACCTCTTAAAATTGTTCACGGATTTGACGGCAGGCTTGCAGAAATAGACTTACTCAGCTCGTCATCGAAAGCCTGGAGCCCTTTTGCGAATGCACGGGCCGCCGCTTCAGCATCGGCCTGCGCATTCGAACCGCCGCTTTGCTCGATCGAATTTGCAACGACCTTCTCGAGGAGGCTGTGCAGCACCTCGACATGGTCGGAAAAAATCAGTTTGTTCATGCGTCTCTTTCGGAAAGTTGATAGTGCAAATACCTACGGTGATTCATCCAACCATCTTCACAATCAGCGGAATGAAGTTTCAAGTAGTGGCTCAGACCGCGCTCACCGACCAGCAGGCCGCCAAGGTCGCGATGGGGTTCTACCGGCGCCGGAAATTCACGAAGAAGGACCAGGGCAAACTGTTTCAAGTTCAGACCCTGTTCGACCGAGAGACGATAGCGCTGCTGTAAGCAACGGCACTAACTTGACGGGCATGCGCAGTGGCGCTGCCGCGAGAGGCGAAAATATCTCGACGATGCCGTTGTGCGGCCCGGACACGCCGCAGGTGCCCAGCTCAAGACTGATGTCTCTGCGCGAAACGCTGCGGCGCCGGAAAGTTGCAACCACCATTCCATCGGCGGTCACATCGATGAGTTCGGCCGAACGAATTCGGGCTTTTTTACCGCGCCAGGTAGGCCGCTTGGTGGCTGGGTGCATATCGATACTTTCGGGATAGTTCATGCAGGGGCTAAGCCTTCGTCGGGATAGGCAGAACCGCATGGAGAGGGAACAAGTCCGGACGTGTCAGGCGAACTTTTGCCGGAATTCCTCGAACGGTCCAGTTTTGGACACGCTGCACGCCACCGTGCTTGTTGTAGCCAAGAATCTGCGCGACCCGCGCGGGTCCGCCAAGCTCCTCGATGATTCGTTTGTCTTCTGACATGGGTCCGCCATAACGTTAAAGGATTCCATGATTAAACACGATGTTTATAAACAAGTCAACGCCATGTGTAACACATTTTGTTTAGTAGGCCTGAAAATACTGCATGCATAATCAAATGACTCGCCTATATGAGGCAGCCCGCACCTTGAAAGGCCTGACAAGTCAGGCCGAGGTTGCTCGCGCCCTCAACATGTCGTCGCAGACAATCAATAACTGGGAAGCGCGAGGGATATCGAAACCCGGCTTGGTTGCCGCCCAGGCTGTGTTCGGATGTTCGGCAAACTGGCTCGACACGGGCGAGGGATCAATGACCTTGAGCAGTCACGATGTCGTCATCCCTGGCGCACTTCGAGTAGTCACACTCGACGATGACTCGCCTCTTCTTTACAAGATCCCAAAAGTGACTCTGAAATTACAAGCTGGCGTGACTGGGTTTCAAACCGAACCGGATCGACGCGACGGCGGAACCATGGGCTTATCAAAAAACTGGGCGGATCGAAGGGGCTACGCGCCAGAGCACCTCTTGGCGATTGAAGTGAAGGGCGAGAGCATGGAACCGACCCTGTATGAGGGCGACACGGTCATCATCAATCTCGCGGATAAAAACCTTGTCGATAATGCTGTGTACGCAGTGAACTACGAGGGTGAGTCCCTTGTGAAGCGGATAACCAGAGACGGCGGTCAATGGTGGCTATCATCAGACAATCAGGATCAGCGAAGATTCTACAGACGTCAATGCCGAGGTAGTGACTGCATTGTGATAGGCCGCATCGTGCGCCGTGAAGGCGAGCAGTTCTAACCGGCGAAAAGGATACTTTTTGAAGAACGTTTTATTAACTCTTGCCTTAACCATTCTTTCGTCTGCAGCCCATTCTTCCGACGTGGACGTAGTCCGGGCCGGCTGCGAGGCATTGACAACGGCACCCCAACGATCAGCTTGTCATGCGGCAGTCGGGCGTCTGATGAAAGCGCAGTCTGCCAAACCCTCCAGTCCGAAAAGTACCAGTGGCGACGCGATTCGCGCAGCTAAGGATCAAGTCCTATCGATGCTAAACGACCCGGAGTCCGCGCGATTCAGGTCTGCTGCTATCTCTTCCGAGACGAATGCAGTCTGCGGTGTAGTGAACGCAAAGAACGCGATGGGCGGGTACGGGTCGCCAATGAGATTCATTGTTGCGCAAGACAAAGCGTATCTTGAAACATCCGACAATCGCGCTGCGATCGATTACCGCTGGCTTGAGGCATGTCCAGACCTCTAAACACACAGCTTAAACAATTTGTTTGACTAGATCTTAAACATGGTGTTTAATATCCTCCATCGACGTTATATTGATGGAGGCGAAATTGCATCGCACTTACTTGCCGTACCCACCACCTGCCGAAGCCACGGTAGGCGCCACACCCACCCCACGAACCGCACCCGCCGAAGTATCCGGTCAGCACGGAACTGACCCACGCCCAGCATCCTCGCCCGCGTTACACGTTGCCGATACAACCGCTATCGGCACGGCCCTCCATTTCCGCATCAAAGAAATTCGCCACTTTATAAAGCTCGGTGGCGACTCGAATTTCTGGCAATCAAAGCTTGATGATGCAATGGCTGCGATGGCCAAGATTGAAGCGATTCAGGCCACCGTATGAGCACCTTCCTCGTCACCGTGCGGCAGCTTGACGCCGCCCCCATCACCTTCTATGCCATCGGCCGCAATAGCTCGGCAGTCGGCGAGCATGCCGCCGCGCGCTTTGACGTCTGCGGCGTGACTGTGATCCCGACCCGTCGAGGTTAGCCATGGCTCGAATCGAACCCGACCGCGCGGCGCTAGAAATCGCGTACCGCAAGAGCCGCCAGACGATGTCGCTCGACGCAATGCTTCAGGTGCCGAATTTGAAGGCGACCTTATACGCAATGGCGCGGCGCCACATGCGTGCGCGGCTGAAGTTCGATCCGAAAAAGATGCAAGCCAACGACAACGATTAAGCCCGCACCACCCTCATTTTCACCAACCGAAGGATTGCCATGTTCAACGCATTGCACGCGCTCGCGCAAAATTCGACCCTCATGCTTGTCATCGCCAGCGCGGCGGATGGCCAGCTGCGCGTCAGCATCAACCCCACGTACATCGGCGACAAGCCGACGGCGCACCCGCTCAAGCCGCTGGTGGTGGTCGCCCCGCCCGACGAACTCGACGCCGACTTCGCCCAGGCTATCGGCATCTGGCACGCGCCGAAGCGCTCACTGATCGAACAAGCACAGGCCGCCGCTGCCGAGGGCGATGACGAAGAGGAAGGCCAAGCCACCGGTGCCAAGGCATCCAGCAAGCCCCAGCCGAAGGAGCCCAAGCAGCGCGGACGGAAGGCCAACGCGAATCAGCTCGCCAGCGACACCAGCGGCGCCGCGACGGCCCTCGCCGATGCCGAGCCAGCGGCTCAGCCGGCTGCCGCACCAGCGGCCGACGCGGAACCAGCACCGACGCGTGGTCCGGCCGGCGCAGCCGCACCAGTCGTCGACACCCAGACCCTCAACCTGTTCTAAGGAGCATCGCATGGATATCCAACAACTCGAACGCGAATTCAACTACAACGGCGTGCGTCTGGCCGACCCTATGCCGTCGCACACGCTGAGCCAGGTGCGCGATTTCTACGCGAACGTCTACCCCGAGATCGTGAGCGCCGACATCGAAGGCCCAAAGCAGATCGGCAACAAGATCGTATACACCTTCCGCCGCGCCGTCGGCACGAAAGGCGGCGCCAACCTGGCCGAGATGATCTCCGACGTGGCCGCGCTGCTGCACGCAAACTGGCTCGATGCGGCCGACGCTGAATTCATCAAGGATATGCAGGAATCGCTGGATCGCAACGAAGTAACAAAGATCGATTGCGATGCCCGCCTGCGCCTGCTGAGCCTGCACGGCAAACATTGCGTCGCAGCGGCGGCCTGACCATGCTGACACGCAAAACCGCCCTTGCCCGCCTGCGCGCCACCGGCACGCTCGCCGAAGGCGCGCTGCCCAGGAACGTGGTAGCGCGCGCAGACATATCGAGCAAAGCAGCCGGCAAGATTCGGTACGTGATACGCCTGAACGACACCGGCACCGGCCCGCGCCACCTCGCTGGCGCCACGAACCAAATGGTGCTGCCGTGATCGCCAACGCCATAGCACTGCCGCAGCTGCAAGCCAGCATCCCGTCTCAGTACCGCGTGCGCGGCGCATCTGCCCTGGCCACGCCGCTTGCCGTCGCTGCGATCGAGGCCGGCATGGTCGGCAACGACATGCTCAATGCCATCGGCGCGACAGAACAGCGGATCGTTGAGAATTCACTCACAGTCTGGTGGCAACATCTCCAGGAGCTGTACCCGCTACGTCATTTCAAGTGGAACCTGCACGTGCAGGAGCTGCTGGATTACCGCGGCAAGCAGATCGAGGGCGGAAATGAACCCGTCGCATGGTTCTGCATTACGAATGCCGGCGGTGCAGATGACATGCCGCGATTCACGCTGTTCCGTAGGACGCTTGAACTTGAAGCCCTGCTCCCGGGCTTTGGCCAGGCAGTTTTAGCCGTTCTGCTTCAAGCCTGCTTGCGCCTGCCGGATGGCCTCAACCCATGGCGCGCGTTCGAATGGGCAGAGTGGCTCTGGTGGTCCGAAACCGTAAACGACGAGGAGCTGCTGGAGGAGGCGCGCATCAATAACGGATACGCGACCATAGCGGAAGCCGCCGCCGATCTGGACATCATGACCCGGGCGCGGTTCCACGAGAACGTGCCTCAGTGGGTAACGTCGCCGTCCCAAGTGGCCACCAAGGAGGCGATTAGTGCCGCCGCTATCACGCCTTTTTCGAAAGCCGTCATCGCCGCGTGCGACGCCATTTCGGAGCTGGCATGCGACAAAGAATTTACGTTGCGAACTAGTGAGGTCGGCAACTACCGAACATGTCGCGAATGCGTGACCGGCAGCATGGTTCTCCTCTGGGATGTCAACGACGTCATCGGCCAGGTGATCGACGAGGCAATCGAAATGGCCTACGGCAGCGGCGAGTACATCGAGTTTATTGACAGCCAGCCGGTTGCAATGACTGCTGGCGCGCTTCGCCGTTACAAAAAACGCACGGAGCAAATTATGCAGATGGCCATCCTAACAGAGCGCCTGCTTGACCTGATTGGAGACCCGCTGTGAACAACGTACGCTTAATTTCCGAAGGCGACGAAGTGCTGGAACTAACGAAAGCAGTTTTGCTTTACGAGTCGAATCGCGGCGGCGTGTACGCCACCGTGCATCCGATGGAGGCAGACGCAGACCGGACTGGCCGCAGCATCATCGGCGCCGGCACCCCGCTGACGGTCGAGAGCCTTGCTGCGTTCGCTCAATCCGCCGCCGCCGCCATGACTTACTCAGGGTTCGTCCCCGACAACCTGCTGTACACCGCGCCAAACATGATCGCATGGTGGGCACCGGCCGCGCAGCGCCAGGCATGGTTCAAGACCGGCAGCAGCGAGATCGGCACCGCGCACGGCGAGGTCGCCCATCCCGCACTGGTCTTCATTGTGCACGCCAAAGACTGGTATGTGTTCGCCCTGAAACAGTCCCAGCGCCCGACCCTGGAGACGCCGCTACACCACTCGCCCCACTTCAATGTGTACGCCGACGCGAGCATTTGCGCCGGCAACGTGCGGCTTCCATCGGCGCCAACAGCAGCAGCTATCAGCGAATACGAGGACGCCTTTTACCGCAGCCACTTTACGCATGCCCACCGCACCGGTGTCGTGAAATACAAAGGCGGCGCCACCGCGCTCTGGCGCGACCAGCTGCGCAATCCGGACAGCGCCGCGATGCTCGCTGCCATCCTGCCCGCGAAAAAAACTTTGAAATCAGCGATCGAGCAGATCGCGAAATCCCACCGCAACGCCAGCTAACCAAGGACCAAAAATGAACGGCCAAGAAATCAGCATCAAATTCGACGAATTGCTCGATATCACCCGCAACTCGTTCGCCACTTTCATCGAGCAAACGGAACGCGCCTTTACCAGCCTGCGCCCGCCGGTGCTGGCCGTCGACGAAGCGGCCGAAGGGAGCGAAAAGCTCCAGCTCGACACGGCGCTGCTGGCGGCCGCGCCCGTCGCCGTCGCGCCGGTGCACTGCGAGTTTTTCCCGCTGCAGGAAGCCGGTCACCGGTTCGTGCTGGCGGTCGACGGCGTGTACCTGGAAGTTCGCCGGCCATGGCTGCACTTCATCCACCGAATCGCCGAGCAGAAGGCCGGCGTCAAGGTGCCGTACGGCGCGGTGCAGCCTAAAGTCGAGCTGGCGTTCGGCCAGCTGGGCACCGCTCTTGAACAGATGCGCGAGTTCGCGGTCCACGCAATGGAAGCGGCGCCACTGGAGGCGGCCGCTAGCCTGATCTGGAACCACGTCTCGAAGGCCTGGTCGATCAAGTTCCCGACGGTGATCGGCGAGGCAACCGCCAGCAGCATCCAGTACGAGCAGGTAGCGCTGGCCGAGGACGGCAGCGAGAGCATCGCCATCGACATGCACAGCCACGGCCACGGGCCTGCATTCTTCAGCACCACGGATGATGCGGACGACGCCGGCGCGGTGAAGATCTCCGGCGTCTTCGGCAGCCTCGATCAGGCCATGCCGAGCGTAGCGTTCCGGATCTGCGTGCTGGGCATCTACATCACGATCCCGGTACCGGCTGAGAAGATCTTCGGCTGATCGGACCTCAAATGGCACACCTCATCCACCCAAAATTGCTGCAGCGCCAGGTCGATATCGCCCTGGTAGGCTGCGGCGGAAATGGATCGCAAATGCTGACCGGCCTGGCGCGCCTGAACCACGCGATCACCGCGCTGGGCCACCCCGGTCTGAACGTGGTCGCATTTGATCCAGATACCGTGAGCGAAGCCAACATGGGCCGCCAGCTGTTTGGCGCCTTCGACGTGGGCGCCAGCAAGGCCCACACGCTGGTCAACCGCATCAATGCATTTTTCGGCCTGTCCTGGACCTCGTTT